TATTAAGGGAGAAACTTTCTCATGAGTATGGTTCATGGGTTCAAACTCACATTCGTTAAGACTGTTGAAAGGTTTGTGGATCACGACGTTTCTAATCCCCGAGAAGAAGGGACAGAAATAGAGGCTTTCCCAGATGGTCTAATAACGTCAGTGGTTGTCGAGAGGGTAGGGGTGGACCCTGTTGCTGGTACTTATACTTTGGAAATGTCAGGGGTGGAGAAGGTATCTATCACGGATGCCTTCCTGCCCTTCTCTGTATATCCTGTAGATTTGAAGTACGGTCCAAAAAGAGAACCATTGGCTATTAAACAAAGCTGGAAACCCTAATGGCGTTTGGCGATGTAGTAAGCACCGCGAACGAGGGCAACGTAGGTTCTTTTGCGTCTCTTACGGTTGAGTTGGGCTCTACGGCTACATCTGGCAATCTATTAGTAAGCACCGCTACTTGGGATAAAAATGCGGGTACTCCTACTTGTAGAGATACCAGTGGGTCTGGAGATTTTTGGACGGTTCAGTATGTAGAGTCTTCAGACTCAATGTCGTCTTCTGCAATAGCTTGGAAAATATCAGACGGAGACGAGACAGAGTGTTTTTGGGCTTGGTCTAATAATGAAGACCTTTATGTAACGATAACTGAATATGAAGGCGATTTTAATGCTTCGCCAGAAGACGAAGTAGCTACAGCATTTGATGTCGATGCTGTCGACCGCTTAGACATCGGGCCAACGGGGACTTTATCACAAGCCGATAATCTCGCAGTATACTGCGGAGGACAGGACTCCGCTAAGTCCGGTTTAGCAATTGACACCGCTGGGTGGAGTACTGATTTTGTTAATGATACGGGGTTGAATGGAGACGCCTCACATATCATGGGGAAGCAGATAACAAGTTCTACTACCGCCCTTGAGGCTGAACTTTCTTCGGATGATGATGATGAGTGGTCGGGTGTTCTTGTTGTTTTCAAAAAGGCGGCGGCGGGCGCAACTGGAACCGGGGCTCAAACCCTCCCCGCTTTATTACAGTCTGCAACTGGGGACCAGATTATTGCGGGAACGGCAAGTCAAACCCTACCGGCATTATCACAATCCGCAAGCGTTGTCATGGGGGCTCTTTATTGTCAGACAGATTTTCTGGTTTCGAATGATGACGGGGCGAGTGTCTGATGGCTGATCTTGACTTCATGGTCCGGTCGAATACGGCTGATACCTCTGCTATACCGGACACTGGTGGCGGCACACTCGACCACGCCTTTGCTAATTCTGTTAAGACGGTTGGGACCGCTGTTACTTACTCCGCTGGCACATTCACGCTGGTTGATTCGGGTTTGTATCTCGTCACTTGGTCAGATGAGCACACGACTACCAACACCACTAATAACGAACGTCTGAACTGGAAAACTGAACTTATCCAAGGCGGGGCGGCTGTCGTTCCCGGTCGGGCAAGTGGTTACATCCGAAAGAACAGTGGCTCACAGGATTACCGGACCTCCGGTATGGGGATTATCAGTTCGGCGGGCAGTGAAAGCCTGCTGATTAGATCAACGCGGTTTGACAACAGCACGACCGGAACAAATGCACGGGTAGTTAGTCAAGGCACAATTTCCATCTTGAAATTAGTGGATACGGATAGCTACGGGCGCTATTCTCAATCCAGTAACACGGCGGGAGCGTCGGGAGACGGAACCGAGGCTGATATTGCCTGGAACACGACGACCGAAGAAGAGGGTCCGTTTACCAGAACAGCAAACGCCATCGATATTGCCACGTCGGGCCAGTATCTCGTTTGCTACACCGTGCCGTTCAACGCCAGCACAGACAACGCAAGAACTGAGTTTACCGGCCATCTTGAATTAGATGGAGTGGAAGTCCCCGGCACCCATACACAAACATATATGCGGACCACAGATAACTCTGATGATGGTTGTTTGTCGTGGGCGGGCATAATTGATGTTACGGCCAATCAGGATTTGGTCCTTCGACACGTAAAGCGAGACGGCGAAGTCGCTACCATCAACTATCTAGCCGGAACCTGCCTACAGATATGGCAACTCCCGGCATCTGCTGATCCAGCAATTGTCGAAGCAACCAGCGACAACTTTAATACGACTGGAACTAACCAGCTTTGGGACACCAATCCAGTCGCAGGTGCGGCCAGTTTTGATTATGCTACGGGTGTTCTTTCCACTGATGCGGCTGTTGGGACTGATGACTATCTAGCTTTTTTCACTCAATCTGTAACAGCGAAAACTTCTGCAACGCGGGCGGTCCCCGCTGGCGAGCTTCGGGTAGGGACGACCGACAAAGGCTTTGGCGGATCGTCCTATAACAGGAATTCCGGGCAGTCTGGGTGGGCTGCGATCAACGGTGGTGGCATTCTTGATGATGTCGCACAAGGCACAAACCTACACGTCCGAAATAATCGGATAGGCACTAACGCCACGACGATGACGTGTGGCACCGGACAGTTGTCGGTATTGCGTTTAGGTTCGCTCGTTTCTGGTGCTACCACTGGTACAGCCACGTCCACTTTTCCATCACTGTCGTCGTCTGCAAGCGGACTCTTAAACCCCTCTGCCACCGCAGCTTCTTCTTTGCCATCTTTAACACAGTCCGCTACTGGAGGTCATGATCCTTACCCGAGTGAGGTAGCGGCGGTTAACACCAACGTCTCCTTAAGCGTTGATACTACTTATTTGATTCGTGTCCGTTTGGAAAACAAAGGTGGAGATGGTATATCGACTTACCGTTGGGTCTTTATTCATGAGGGTGGGGCGAAGACACCTATTACAGCGGCATCAAGTTTTGTTCGAGCCGTAACTGCCAGTACATTTACTAATGACGATGACACGACAGAGAGAATCGGTGGGTCTGGTTCTTATAAGGTCAACAACGATGCGGCGTCAGAAGACGGAACCGTAACCCTGCCAAGTGCTTTAGGTGCCCTTGAATCTGCTGAATTTGTTCTTGCGTTCCAGCTTCTTGGCGTCGATGTTGCTAATGCAGAGACAGGACAAATTCGTCTTGAGCTTAGTGATGGAACTCCTTTTTATAGCTACGATAACGATTTTACATACACCGTTATTGAGGATGTGGCAACCACAGGGACCGCAACACAGACGCTCCCTTCTCTTACGCAACAAGCGTCTGGGTCGATTGTTTTTATTGGTACATCAGGTCAAACATTACCGTCTATCGAGCAGGTAGCAACCGGCGAGGAGGCTATTCCCGGTACATCAGGTCAAACATTACCGTCTATCGAGCAGGCAGCAACCGGCGATGAAACGGTCTCTGGAACATCAGGGCAAATATTACCGTCTATCGAGCAGGTAGCAACCGGCGAGGAGGCTATTCCCGGTACATCAGGGCAAGTATTACCGTCTATCGAGCAGGCAGCAACCGGCGATGAAACGGTCTCTGGAACATCAGGGCAAATATTACCGTCTATCGAGCAGGCAGCAACCGGCGAGGAGGCTATTCCCGGTACATCAGGTCAGACGCTTCCTTCGCTAGAGCAGTCTGCAACTGGTATACACGTAATAGTTGTGAGTGGTACTAGTGTTCAGACATTACCTGCTCTCTTACAAGATGCGGTAGGGATAATGCAGCAGTCTGGCACAGGGGCACAAGTTTTACCTTCACTTGAGCAGGTTGCATCTGGACTAGAAATATTCACTGGAACAAGTAGTCAGATTTTGCCTTCTGTTGAACAGGCCGGGACAGGTTCCGTTATTGATAATACAAATGGTAGTGGAGCCCTCGCTTTGCCGTCGCTCGAGCAAGTTGCGTCTGGGTTAGAGATATTCGCCGGAACAAGCACACAGATTTTGCCTTCTCTTGAACAAGCAGGAACAGGTACACATGTGCAAAACGCTACCGGCTCTGGTGGGTCAGTTCTGCCTTCTCTTGAACAATTAGCAGCTGGGCTTGAGATATTTGTGGGTGCCAGTGCTCAGACATTACCTCAGTTAACCCAGCAAGCAACTGGGCTTGAGATAATAACTAGCACAAGTGAGCAAGTTCTTCCCTCTTTGTTGCAATTAGCAAATGCCATTGAGATAGCAACAGCGACTGGTTCACAAACCTTGCCAGCTCTCATTCAAACGGCAATCGGGATAGTACAGCCCACTGGAGTAGGCATACAAGTCTTGCCATCTATTACTCAGTTCAGTACCGGGGCTTCTTTGGTAGGGCTAGCTGGAACAGCCGCTCAGACACTTCCTGCTTTGAATCAAATAGCGGTTGCGATAGCAATAGCATTTGTGGCAAAATTCATCGAAATCGTGGGTGTCCAAGTTACCTTAGATATGGTCGGGCAGCTATCAGCCATAGAAGTAAATCACGCAGGAACAGTATCAGTGTCGAGGCAATCTGATGTGACAGTCGGACGAGAGGCATCAGGTATTGAAGTGAAACACCCAGGGATAATAGAGATTTAAAATGGCACTTATTAACCAAACCCAAGATGCTACAAAGTTACTTTGTTGGGGACGCGGTGATAGTTCAGCTAGGGGCTTTAAAGTAGTTGACGACCTCGGAGTAGCTGTAGATATCACTGGTCGCACGTATCTTTTGACTGCCAACACAGAAGAAGACCCGGCACCAGGCACGGAGTTATTTTCTGTAACGGGGGTTATAACAGATGCTGCCGCAGGCTTAGTAGCTTTTGCGCCTACTACAACTGATACAAATGTAACAAGTCCGCCGCTAGACTTCTTCTATGATATCCAAGAGACGGATACGGGAGGCTTAGTCAGCACTTTGATTAAAGCCAAAGGTTTAATACTGCAGGACATAACTAAATAGGAACATGTAAATGGGCACAGTATCAATAGGTGGCACATCGTTCGATATTTACGGGACTCTGGCAGCTGCCAACACATACATGAACGCTAGGCTTGGAGCTGAGTCTTGGTCGGTGGCAGACGCAACAAATAAAAGCAAAGCGCTAGTGTCTGCAACTCGATTTGTAGACCGCCAGAATTGGCAAAGCCAAAAAGTTGATATTGCTACACCTCAAGCTCTCGAGTTTCCACGTACAGGCTTGATAGACAAAGATGGGATTGCTGTTAGTGAGCTTGCTGTTCCAGTACTTGTGGAAGAAGCAACTTACGAGATGGCTTTATCAATTCTAGCAGATGCTACTGTAACAGACAACGCAAGCGCAGGTAGCAACGTGAAGCTAGTCAAAGCTGGCACAGCTGAAGTGCGGTTCTTTCGGCAGACAACTGGGTCTAAGCTGCCAACAGCGGCGCATGAGTTAATTGGTCTATGGCTAGAGGGAGGACTAACCTCTGCATCTACAGGAAGCTTAGCTTCAGGTAATCTAGAGTGCAGCGCCTTCTCTAACTTTGACCAGTGGGGCCGTAACAAAGGGTTTAGCTAATGGGTAAGCTATTCGGGATAGATATAGCAGGCGTCGTTGCATCTAGCATAGCTGGTGCAGGTAACGTACGTCCTGGGGTGCTTAAACGTATTGTCCCGGGATCGCGCACTACTGGCTCACTGGCTGCTGGTACAAATCCCGTTACAACTGAATTCCCGTTTCGGGGGTTCAAGGTGGTAACGTCCCGACGGGAAAAAGGACAGGTAGGAGCTGGTACTATGTCGATCGTGTCTATCCTCAGCGCGAGTCTGTCGGTAGTTCCTGAGGTAAACGACCTCGTGACAATGGACGGTGACACGTACACTCTCCTTGAGTTGCTAGAGCTCGATCCCGCAGAAGCCATCTACGAATTCCACGCGGAGTAAGCCTATGGCGCTCCCTGCAACAGACCCCGCAAGTAGGATTCTAGACCTCATAGGACGAGCAGAGCCTCGTCTGCGAAATGCTCTACTGAACGCGGTCACTGCTACCAAACAAACCTTGACATTGGAAGTATTAGCTGAACTCATAGCCAACGGGCAATTTGAGGAAGCAATAGAAACGGCAGCAGCAGTTGGTTCAATTAGACTGGCTGATGGGCAGGCAGCAGTGTACACCTTAGCTGGAACCGAAGGAGCTAAGTTTCTGACTGATATACTGGAAGTAGTTGTGGGCTTCGATCAAGTCAATGAGCGGGCTGTATCTATTATGCAGCGGGAGCGTCTGCGCCTCATACGGGAGTTTAGCGCAGGTCAGCGCGAAGCGACACGTGCAGCGCTAACTGACGGCATAAGACGCGGGTTAAATCCGATCGAGCAAGCGCGTAACTTTCGCGGCAGCATCGGCCTAACCGCAAATCAACAACGAGCTGTCGAACGGTACCGCCAGTTATTAGACGCAGGTAATATTGAAGCTCTGAGCCGCGAGTTACGGGATAAACGCTTTGATGGTACTGTGCGAAGAGCCTCAAGGACAAACACCCCTTTAACTGGAGAACAAATCAACCGTATGGTCGATAGGTATAAGGAAAAGATGCTGGCTTTCAGGGCAAAGACCATAGCACGGACTGAAGCTTTGCGGGCAGTACATGCCGGAAACCATGAAGCGTACCTCCAAGCTATTGATAGTGGTGCGATTGACGCCAACCAGTTACAACGTAAGTGGATAACAGCTGGCGACGAACGTGTACGTGGGTCACACGGATCGTTAAGTGGAACAATACGAAGTATAGATGATACGTTCCCCAGCTTTGGGGGTCCACTACGGTTTCCTGGGGATCCAGCAGGTCCGGCGGCAGAGACTATACAGTGCAGATGTTCCCTTAGCACGAGGATAACATCACTATAAGGAAGACATAATGGGCAGTGATAGGCCGAGGCAACCACACCCCGATACTCAGGATGCAATAGCAAATGTGGCGGACGCCATAAGATCAGTCGTCGTATCTTCAGACGGGCCAGCATTTGTTGAGTTAACGTCTCACGAGGGTTCCATAGTTATTGCGGTCAAAAGTATAGTCCTGCTTGAGGGACGTAATAACGGTGGAACTAAAGTCCATTTACCTGGAAAACAAACAGTGAATGTAGAAGAAGACATAGCCACAATAAAAGCATTATTGATAATTTAGCAAACAATGGTCACCCACAATGTACCTGCGCGCTAAGCTTACCTCTAATCCTTAATGCAGGCGTAGATATGACGCAAACGTTTAGACAACCTGTTAAATTCGCTACTCCAGTAGGTTTACCTAAATACACAGTAGCTAACGTGCCAAGTGCAGTAGACAACGAAGGCGCGGTTATTTATGTTTCAGATGGCAATGTTGGTGTAGCTACAGTTGCTTTCTCGAATAACACTGACTGGCTTGTTGTGACAACCGGTTTAGCCATTGCTGCTTCTTAATAAAAAAGTGAGTATCTTATATGGATGATACACCGTTCGAGCTACGGGCCAAAGTTTTGAAGGTCGATGATAGCTTAGGACTAGTTATGGGACACGCCATTGTCTGTACGAAAGATGGCGAACCATATTTCGACCTCCAGGGCGATCATATCCCTGAAGAGTCCATGTTAAAAGCAGCTATGGACTTCATGCAAAACAGCCAAGTAGCTAAAGAGATGCATACCGGCGATCAGGCCGGCACTGTTGTTTTCGCTTGGCCGATGACAGCTGAGATCGCCAAGGCTTTCCGTATAGTGACAGATACGACAGGCCTTATGATTGCTATGCACCCTGATGAAGATATGTTAAAGAGGTTCCAGCTCGGTGAGCTGACCGGCTTCTCTATCGGGGGTTTACGACTTGAAGATGAGGAGGTCGAATAAAAATGACGGCAGATAAGAACGCTGGTTCGCAGGATGTGTCAAAGAGGCGCATTATGCGAGCATTGAAAATTAATGAAATAAGTGGCGTAGATGTGCCAGCACAAGAAGGTGCTACCGCTGTAATCTTGAAGCGTAAAGACGGAGACGCGGGCAAGAAGAAGAAAACCCCCAAAACAGAAGCCAAACCCGCCGTAGATGACGGCACAGTCGGAACCCAGGAGGATAAAACCATGACCACCGACAAGACCCAGACCGACGCTGACGCGGCGGTTGTAGACCTCACGAAACAGCTGGCTCGAGCCAATTCAGTCGCTGCCCTCAATGACGCTGAGAAGACCCATTTTGCAACGCTCGAAGGTGAGCATGCAGACGGCTTCCTTACTAAGTCTCGTGACGAACGTCAAGCTGACCTCGATAGTCTCGCCAAAGCAGCTACAGACGCTGATCCGGTTGCTTATACAACTTTGGACGGCGTTGTCCTCCATAAGTCAGCTGGTGCAGGCTTCATTGCTTTGGCCAAGTCCAATGACGACTTGCGCAAGCGTTTAGAGAAATCTGAAGCTGTTGCAGAGACCGCCTCCCTCGAGAAGCGTGTGAACGAAACTCTTGCCCATCTGCCTGGAGACATGGCCACTCGCGTCGCCATGCTTAAGGCTATTGACGGCATTGAGAATGATGAGCAGCGTACTGCTTCTCTTGCAGCTCTCAAGGCTCAAAGCGACGTGCTTGGCAAGTCGTTTGACACTCTCGGTGTTTCCAATGCTCCGGTTCCTGGCTCCCCAGCTGACGATCTAGAGAAAATGGCCGCTGAGCATCAAGCCAGCAATCCGGGTATGTCCATTGAAAAGGCATATGACGTCGTTTCACAAACGGAAGCCGGCGCCGAACTCTATGCCAAAACGGTCAACTAAGTTAGACCACCAACCCACAAGCCAACTCTGAAGGAGAAAATACTATGGCTTCAGCACAAAGCACGGTGGCGGTCAATCTGGTCGCTGGCGAAGACCTCCGAGGCGATCTCTACGAGATTGTTACGGTTAATGTTTCTGGTCAAGTGGTTAAAGCAACCGCAGTAACAGAAACTGTTGTCGGCGTTCTTGCCGAAGAGCCCCGCACGGACGCAGTGTCCACGGGCGAGACTGTCCCGGTTGTCCTGCTTCAGGGCATCGTGAAAGTTAAAGCTGGTGGTGTTGTAACCGCCGGTGATTTGGTTGTTCCTGACGTAACAGCAGGCCGAGTAATTGGTGTGACTGGCGTTGGAGCATTGGCTGCAGACAGCATGGCGATTGGTGTCGCTATGGTAACTGCAGCTGATGGTGACATCTTCGAGATGCTCGCCATGCCTATCGCAGCGCCTCACAGCGTCTAATTGTAGTCGGGCTCAACCCTTAATAGGAGGAATACTCTATGCCCTTTTCCCAACCGTCACGAGGCGACGTACATGTTAATCGCCCGCTGACAAATATCTCCATTGCCTTCGTTCAAGACGAAAGCAAATTCGTTGCATCAAAGGTATTTCCGAATATCCCGGTCTCCAAGCAGTCTGACCAGTATTTCACTTATGACCGCGGTGCGTTCAACAGTGACGAGATGGAAGAACGCGCTCCTGGCACTGAAAGTGCTGGCGGCAACTACACCATTGGGACTGATCTGTACCATGCTAAGAACCGGGCTTATCATCGGAACATCCCCGACGTGATCCGTAACAATGCCGACTCGCCGATTAATTTGGATCGTGAGGCGACTTTGTTCCTCGCACACAAGGGTCTAATCAACCGAGAAGTCAACTGGGCTGCTGCGTACTTTGTAGCAGGCAATCCTGGTGACACTTGGACATTCGACGTCGACGGAAACGCAACGGCATCTGGCGCCGCGCTCGATCCGACAGACGCTGGCAACAACCAAGTTCTTTTCTGGAACGATGCGCTGTCCACTCCTATCGAAGATATCCGCTTTCTCAAGCGTACTATTCTCGAGAGCACCGGCTTCATGCCCAATACGCTCACTCTTGGGCGTCCTGTATTTGACGCATTGATTGACCACCCTGATATGGTTGGCCGTGTCGATCGTGGCCAGACTGGTGGTACAGCGATGGTCAACAAGGCTGCTCTAGCTGCTTTGTTTGAGCTAGATGACGTCATGGTGATGGACGCGATCCAAAACACCGCTGAGGAGGGCCAGACTGCAGTTCATTCCTTCATCGGTGGCAACAACGCGCTCCTGACCTACAAGCCTTCTTCGGCTGGCCTCATGACCCCCTCAGCTGGTTACACGTTCAGCTGGACGGGTAATGTGGGTTCGGGTAATGACGGAATGCGCGTCAAGCGTTTCCGTATGGAGCACCTTGCTTCTGACCGAGTTGAAATCGAAATGTCCTATGACCAGAAGCTGGTTGCTGCTGACCTAGGTTGCATGATCGGTGGAATCTTACTGTAAGTCTAACGAGTAAAGAGTAGCGATGAGTGCGTGAGGGAGACGGCGGTCTCCCTCACTTCCCTCTAAAGGAGGATGATATAATGCCGCACGAAGTAAAACGCAAAGTCCGTAAGCTCCGACACTGGAAGCAACGCTGGAACAAGAATGCTGAATTTATCTGGCGCCGCCCTGTAGTTTTTGGTGGTGTTATGCAGAACCCTGGCGACCTAATCCCTGAATCACTGAAGGCCAACCCAAGAAAGCTCCGTCTCTTTTGGGAGAGCCAACGCATTGAGCTGGCTGATTTTGAGGCGCCGAACGTATCTACAGGTATTGTGGAGGCTCCACCGGCTCCTCCAGTAGAAGTAATGCTTACTGCCTCAAGTGTACTTGACGACGAGTACGAATTTTCTAGCGAGTTCCGCATTAATAGCCACATCGAGGGCGAAGTAATCCCTGTTCAGGATATCGTTGACGCTGCCTTCGAGAACTCGGGCCTTACGATGGAAGAGTGGAATGCTCTGCCTGACGATGAGCGCGGAGCTTTGATTGCACAGTCTCTTGATTGGATGACAGACCAAGGTGAAATCGATCCATTGGAATAGGCCATGGCTAAAGATGACGTTCGCGCTGTAGTACGAGGACTAGAGAAATTCACAACTAGGGTTATTACTAAGATAACTTTAGATGTGGTTGCAAATCTCGTAGAGACCACTCCTATAGATACAGGTTGGGCTCGCGCGAACTGGGTACCTTCTATCAGTACTTCGTTCATAGCCAATCTTGAAGGCATTCAGCCCGATGGTCCGCTAGCGGCAAAATCCGCAGATGAGCAAGCAGCAGCAGTAGCGGAAGTACTTGCGAATTATAAGTTGGATAGAGGGTCTGTATTTGTAACCAATAACGTGACGTACATCTCAGAGCTTAACGAGGGCAAGAGTAGACAAGAGCCTGCCGCATTTGTTCAAAGAGCAATAGAGAAAGCGATCACAGTAGACATACAGGGACTTGCGTCATGACGACGTTAATTGAAGCGAAGGAAGCGATCTATACTAGGTTCTTAGCTAGCTTCACGGGTACTAGCAATATTGTATTCGATAATGAGGACCCTAGCTTCGACCTAGACGTTGTGCCTGATTGGTGTAGATTATCAATTCGTCATGTCGACCGGAACCAAGAGACTTTAGGCAAGGTTGGCAATAGAAGGTTTAGAGTTAAAGCTATTGCGTTTGTGCAGGTATACACCAAGTCTAATACCGGTGTACAACAGTCTGGTGTGTTGGTTACTGAGGCTCGTGACGTATTTGAAGGATCGAGCTTCTCTGGTCTGGATTTCAATAATGCCAAAACCCCCGAGGGTGGCCCCGAAGGAAAATGGTATACAGCCGTTGTCGAGGCTAACTTCGACTATGATGAGATTAAATAGCTAAGGAGAAGTAAATTGGGCCGGGTATTAACAAATAATGTAAGTATGTCCTACTCTATTGAGTCGGCGCTCGGAGTAGCGGGGACTACATGGTTCCTTATTGAGCCGAATGCTATTAACAGTTTTGGTGCGGAGATCACAACGGTCGCCCGTAACCCCATCAGTCGAAACCGTCAGCGCCGTAAGGGTACTGTTACGGATTTGGATAGTTCTGTTGAGATTGATGAAGATTGGACGCTATCGTCTTTTCGTGATTTTGCCGAAGGCTTCTGCTTCTCGACAGGTGTCAACACAGACGTGACACAGCTTGCCACCACAGCCACGGAGACCGTCGCGGATACGTACGCAGTCGCGGCTCTTACCGCGGCTCAGGCTGACAAGTTTGAGTTCAGTGCGGACGGCAGTACTTTAATTTGGGTTGACAGCTACGTGACGTCTGCTAATAACGGGCTGAAGGTTGTTGATGCGGATATCGCCACTTCTGCTACGTTGATTTCTGTTGAGGAAAATGTCGTAGATGAAACTGCACCAGCGAATGCTAAGCTAAGTTTCGCGGGTTTCCGAATTGACGCGGCTGCAACTCCTGTGTGGACTTACTCTTCACCTCAGGCAGTTCTGTCTGGTGTGACAGGGCTCGGTACTACTTTGCAGCAGATTGGCCTTACTCTGGGACAGCGAGTGCATATTGGCTCAGTTGCTTCAGAAGGCTCTTCTACCATTCAGAACGCTCTGGAAAACGCAGCGCCAGATGATATGTTCGGGTATGCTAGAGTGATTGCTTTCGACGCAAATACGATCACCTTCGACAAGCTCGACGCGGCTCTACAGTTCACAGATGCAGCGGTTGCTGTTGATGTGGATATCGTATTCGGCGAGTTCATCCGTAACGTTGCAACGACCAGCGCGGAGTTCCTTGAGCGGTCATTCCAGTTTGAAGCTGAATTCCCAAACTTGGATGTAGGTGGTGCTTCTAAGTTCCAGTATGCAATTGGTAACTTCTGTGATACCGCGGTCTTCAACTTACCAGGCCAGGATAAAGCAACGGCTACGTTCGGTTTCATCGGCACAGATACCGAGAATCCAGTAGTCGCCGGTTCACGTAAGACTGGTGCGTCTGCAGCGACCAATCCGACACAGACGGGTGCGTTTAACACCACAGAAGATATTGCAGTTTTGCGCATTACGCAGGTTGATGAGACTGGTCTGACAACTGACTTCAAGTCTCTTACAATGACACTCGGCAACGAAGTGAGCCCGGAGAAAGTACTCGGCCAACTCGGTGCTAAGTTCATGAATACTGGTAACTTCCAGGTCGACCTCGAGTCTGAGCTGATCTTCACGGACAGTGCCGTTATTGACGCAATTCGTGATAACACCACCTTGACCATGGACTTCGTTATTAAGAACGATGACGGTGTGGTTGCAGTCGATATTCCAAGCATGACGCTTGGTGGAGGCGAACGGTCATTCCCTGAAAACGAAAGTGTCCTAATCAGTGTAACTGGTACGGCTTTCCAGGACGACGCTCTTGGATCTTCGATCGGCATCAGCATCTTCCCGGTGCCACTGCCTTAAGTCTAAATAATGGTGTCGTGGGCTTTGTGCTCGCGGCATCATTAGCTTCTTTATAAAACAGTCAGAAAGAAACAGACATGGCAGACTTCAGCCACCTTAAAGCTCTCGACGTAAACGCTGGCATGACCGCCGAGTACACACTCCACCAAATTACGGTCAACGGCAAGTCTCCCACTCTTATCGTAGCTCCGGCCACTGACGTCAATAAGCCATACTTCAATGCTCTTCTTAAGCGTTCAGGTAAAGCTGCTCGGCAGGTCAAAGCAGGCAAGATGACTGCAGACTTGATCGACACAAACCGGGACGAGGACAAAGAACTCTATCCTAAGCACGTAGTAAAAGGCTGGCGTGACATGGTAGATGTTGAAACCGGTGGAGACTTAGTATTCACTCCAGCAGATTGTGTTTCGTTCCTAGATGCTCTTCCTAATTGGATTTTTGACGACTGCCGGACTTTCTGTGTCGAGATCACCAATTACACCGAGCCGATGGACATTGAAGTCTTGGCAAAAAACTTACCAAGCGGCTCCTCTTCGACCTAAGGTATGAAAGGGACGGATACTCTGTAGAGAACGCCATTAAGAAAGGGCGTAAGCTTCCCGACTGGTATCTAGAAGAGCCTCCAGAGACCGCGCTGGATATTTTTTACGTAAACGGCTTTTGGTGCTGCAGCACTGAACGACGGTATCAGTATGGCTACATACCGTGGAGTAAGATTCGCGAATATGGGTGTACTGTTGGTCTAGATAGTGATACGCTCGAAGCGTTTGTTGTTATTATTCGTACAATGGACGAAGGTTATTTGGGGTGGTTGTTAGACAAAGCGGAACGAGCGCGTGACCAGAATGGCAAAGGCAAACCGACGGATCAACCGACGGTAGTCGATCGCCCCTCACGGCGCAGGAGTAAGCGGAATGGCTGAGTTTAGGATCACTGTGATAGTTGACCCGAAAGGGGCAGTACGCGGTGGCAAAGCAGTAGAGCGTCAGCTTAAAAGAACTGGCCAGGCGGCCGACAGGACCCGGTCATTGATTGCCCGGGCTTTTGGCTTTGCCGCAGTTGCTGCTGGAGTGCGTCAGCTAGTGACTGTTACCGACGCTTTCCAGAATATGAATAATAGGCTACGGACTGTTACGACTAGTCAAGAAACTCTCAACAATACAATGTCTGCCCTAGAGGGTGTAGCTCGCCGTACCAGAACAGGTCTCGACGGTATTGTCACACTATATCAACGTGGCGCTATTGCCGCTGGCCAGCTCGGCATAACGAACGAACGTCTTGTAGGGTTTGTGGAAAAGGTTGGTCAGGCTCTCGCTATTCAGGGAGCATCTGCAGCAACAACTCGTGGCGCTTTGCTTCAGTTGTCGCAGGCTCTAGGGTCAAGCATTGTTCGTGCAGAAGAATTCAACTCTATCTTGGAAGGAGCGTTCCCGATCGCGCAGGCTGCAGCGGAAGGCATTGACCGCGCTGGTGGTTCTGTCGCTCGATTGAGACAGCTTATCCTAGCTGGTGAGGTAACATCCAAGCAATTCTTCGTAGGCTTTGAGAAAGGTGCCAAGAATCTAAAGAAGATATTTGAAACAACAGTGCCTACAATTGGCCAAGGATTCGTAGTGCTTAGAGATAGCATTACTCTGTTTATAGGTAGGCTTGACGCTTCTTTCAAAATAAGCGAAACGTTTGCGCGGTCATTGCTAAGTCTGGCTTTTAACTTAGATAATATCGCACGGGTCGCTGGCGCAGCAGCAATTGTCATTGGAGTAGTATTTGTAAAAGCCGTAGCGGCAGCAGGCATAGCGTTGGCAGCCTTTGCTCTGTCAAATCCCTTCACGGCCATAGCGCTAGGCATAACATCGCTTATAGCTTTGCTAGTTACTTTTGCAGATAAGCTAAAGTTGCCAGGGCAAGAACTTGCAAATCTTAAAGATTTCGCTCTAGCGGCATTTGAGGTTATAGGAGAGGAGATGGAGTTTGTATTCAACTTCTTCAAGAAGGCTGCGAACGATGCTACGAAGTTTGTTCAGAGCCGTTTTGGGGATGTAGCTACAACTTTCACTGACGTGTCTAAAGTTGCAGGGATAGCAGTCAATACTATACTCGGACATTATCTTGGGCTACTGCGGGCGTATACTCTTATATTCAAAAAGATAGGCGATCTAGGGCGTGAAGCTATAGGCAGTCCCTTCGGTAAAATCGTCGGTAAAGTTGTAAATACAATTATAGGCTGGTGGGCTAGACTATTTGCTTTTGTAGGCAAAGGAGTAGCTAAGTTCTCAGAGTTTGTTAAAGATGAAGCTGCTTCAGTAACCAAAGCGCTAGGCAAAGAGTTTAAAGATGATAGAAGCACGGTTGGCGCCGCACTGCGCTTTGGCCAAGATGTAAAAGATGCATACCTATCTGGCTTCGATGTAGATTTCCTTGGGGCCCTAGCTACAGCGCTAGGCCCCAAAGCTGGCAGTATAATAGCGGAGATAAACAAAAGAGCTGAAGCAGGAGCCGCAAAACGTATTGAAAGAGAACGCATCGCTACTGAGAAAGCAAGGAAAGCGGGGTTGGGACCAACTGCAAATAAACCTCGGGACGTTGCTGATCCAGTTGTTGAGAAGTTCCTAAAGAATCTTGAATTGGAAAACCAGTTACTCCGGGTTAATAGCGTCGAGAGGGAGCGCCTAGCTCAAGTACTCGCTTTGGAGACTGACTTAAAGAGAGAGCTACTTCCCAAAGAACGCTTGCGTGTTGACCTCGCAATAAAGATGAACCAGCAGCTAGCTATTCAGTCTGAGGAGTTTGACCTTATACGTGATCCGCTGCTTCAATACCAGCAGCGCATAGCGGCTATTAATGCAGAACTTGCTAGGCCTGGTGGTATCACATCTGACGAAGCTGCTAAGCGAGTACGGGAGCTTAATATCGCTCTACTTGAAACGTCGACAGATACTACAGCAGGCCTTCAGCGTGGTTTCCTTAAGGCTCAGTCGGCAGTGGACGACTTTGCTGCCGGTTCTGAGAAGATAATCACCGATGCGTTTTCTGGAGCTACTGACGCGATTGGAGACTTCTTCCTTACTGGTAAGTTAAACGCTGAAGACTTCTTCCGTACGATGGCAGCTAACTTCGCCAAGCTAGCGGCGCAAGCTGCATTGTCAGCTGCGTTTGGTAATGGTGGTACTGGCGGAGGTGATGGTTTCTCAAGTGGTTTCGGGGGAATTATTTCCAGTGCGATTACTAGTGGGCTAACTGGTGGGCTAACTGGTTTCAAAGACGGAGGCTCATTCCTCGTTGGCGCTGGGACAGCCCAGGCACGTATCCCGGGTATTGATAATCGTTTAGTGGCGTTCAAAGCGCAGGACGG